CAACAATCTTCGCGACGATGTGCTGAATGTCAGCACAGGGCATACGCATACCGGCGCGTCCGAGAACGGCGCGAAGGTTGCAGCGACTGGCGTGTCGTCTGGCACGGCGGCGCTTGGCGCGGTCTTGACCGCAGACGGCTCAGGCGCGGCAGCATTCTTGGCTTCATCGTCAGGCGGAATCCTCAAGTATGAGGAATACACTTCGTCTGGCTCGTTCGTTGTTCCTGCGACCGCATCGTCAAGCGCGGCAATCGTGCTTGAGGTGATCGGCGCTGGCGCTGGTGGTAATGGAGGCGTCAACAGGGGATCTGGAACAGCCGCTATTTGCGTGAGAGGTGGGAATGGTGCTCCATACGGTGTGATGAACTTTCTACTTTCTTCATTCTCAACCGCATCTGGGACGATCACGGTCACGGTTGGCGCTGGTGGAGCAGGCGGTACTGGAACTGCGGGCACTGGAGGGGATGGCGGTGCTGGAGCCGCTGGAGGATTGACAAGTTTGGCTGGAACGAATGGAACCGCTGAGTTCCCTGGCGCTCCAAGTTTTAGGACGCTGTCGTATTTCTATAGTGATGCAAGTAGACCTCAGGGTGTTGGATATACTTATCCTACGGGCACCCTGCCAACAACTTCCGTGGCTGGCACTGTCCAAGCCGTCACCGCAATGGGAGGTGCTCACGAAGCCCATAGGGGCGGTGCTGGCGCATCGGATAATGCTACTTCTGGTGTCTACGCTGGTCTTGATAGCGATCTTACGGGCGCTGGTGGCGGCGGTGGCGGTGGCATTACTTCTGGGGGTACGGCGCACGGCGGCGGTAGAGGTGGTAAAAAATACAACATTCTCTTCGGACATTTGAGAGATCTAACGAGTTCAAACAGTATGTCCATCACATTCGGCGGCGGAGCCACAGGCGGAACTGCAAATGGCGGAGCAGGCGGAACTGCAACAAACTCTGGCGGTGGCGGTGGGGCTTTTTCAACGACTGGAAATGGCGGCGCTGGTGGAGCGGGTGACATTGGCTGCGGCGGTGGTGGCGGCGGCGGATGCCGTACTGGTTTCACATCGGGCGCTGGTGGAGCGGGCGGTGGTGCCCGAGTAAGGGTATGGTTGATTGGATGAGTACCTATCTCGTAATCAAGGACAATAAAGTCATCAACACGGTCGTCTGGGATGGCGAGTCCGATTGGACTGCACCTGAAGGCACGACCACGATGATCGCGCCCGCAGGCGTGGGTCTTGGCTGGACAAAGAGCGGCAGCAACTGGGTCGCACCAGAGCCTCCCGCAGCGCCAACCGAAGACCCGAACAAGGTCAGTGCACGAGCCAAACTCGCCGCGCTTGGTCTGACTGAAGCAGAGATCACCGCGCTCCTCGGAGCGTAAGGTGACGAAGAGCCAAGTTGACTCAATCGTAGAGCGACTGGATCGGATTGAAGCCGACCTTGCCTGCGTGCGCGTTGAGATGGCAGAGACGCGAGGAGCCTACCGATTGGCGAAGTTCGTCATCGCACTCCTCGGAATCAGCGGGCTGGGAGGCCTGACAGCCTGGCTATCTAATAGCAAGTGAACCGCCGTCTTGTCGCACTCGTTGCGGCGGCGGCGGTTTTCTTGCCGTTCGCGCAGGTCTACGCGCTGGAGAGCGCCGACGATTGGGATCAACAGGTTGATTCCAACGGCATCATCACGCTGACCGACGGCACGATCCTGATTCAAGGCAGCGACAACGCTGGCCCTGGCTACCCGTGGCAGAACACGGTCACCGGCTTGACCACCGACTCATCCATTGGCGAGACGGTCTCGTTCGGCTGGGCGTACTGGACAACCGACGGCGCGTACTATGACCGAGCGCAGATGCTGCTCAACGAGAGTTGGGTTGACCTTGCGATCTGGAATCAGGGCGGCTACGACCCGAGGCAACAGAGCGGCAGCCAAGAGGTCTATGTCACCGCTGGCGGCATCTTCGGATTCCGCATCCTGAGCATTGACTCGTGCTGCGGCGCGGGCTTCTTGCAGATCAACAATACGACCTGGGTCGTGGGCAGCCCTGCGCCGTCGCCTACGCCGACTCCTGAGCCGACCCCGACACCTACGCCAGAACCGAGCGTAGAGCCGTCTCCGTCGCCTACAGAGCCACCTACGCCCGAGCCTAGCCCTACTCCTGAACCTACCCCAGAGCCAACCCCGCAGCCAACACCTGAGCCGTCGCCGGAGCCGTCGCCTGAGCCAACGCCAGAGCTGACCCCAGAGCCGACGCCAGCGCCAAGCGAGGAGCCAACCAATGAGCCAACACCTACACCAACGCCACCAGACGAGACTGCCTCACCCGAGCCGACGCCCGCTCCATCCGAGGAGCCGTCGGAGTCTCCTGTGGTATCTCCTGATCCCAGCCCTGTACCTCCTGATGAACCCGAATCCCCTCTGCCAGATCTAGGCGAGGCCGCTGAAGCGGTAGCCGAGGTTGCAGGAGCAGCCGTGGAAGCCGTCGCCGATGCGCTCGGCGACATCGCGGCAATCAGCGAGATCGGGAAAGACCTAGACGCAACTGAGAAAGAAGAGGCGCAACCGATGGCGGTCGCCGTCATCTCCAGCCAGATCGCCAGCGTCGCAGCGGCGGCAGCAAATGCCGCACGCAGCACGACCGGCGGATCAAGCGGTGGAGGTGGTGGCGGTGGAGGCGGCGAGACGGGCGCGCGTAGCAGAAAGGGCCGCCGCTAATGTTCAAGAACATCATCCTTGACCTGATCGGAGGAGCCTGGACGATTCTAGGACTCCTCTTCGCCGTAGTCGTGCTCCCAGAGGGTCAGACCCAGAGCACGATGGCGGCACTATTTATCCTGTTGACAATCGCGTGGATTGCCACAGGGCCACTACGATGGAGGGAGTAAATGGCACGCACGACAGATCACATTGACGACATCCACGAGCAGGGCTGGACTCGCGTGGACACGGCACCTGGCGAATGGGTCGCCCTCGTTCCGAATGAGGACAACAGCGCCTTCGGCGGCACGCTTTGGAAGCGTGGCGAGGATGGCAATGACTACAGCGAAGGCTGCACGGCTGGGCATCCTGTCAGCGCCGCGAAGGGCTTTGAGGACGCGGCTCGTGCCGTTGCCGTGATCGTGAAGCAGGAGAACCCATCGTGAAGATGCGGATCAAATCGCAACTCTACTCTGACGCCGAGGCGCAGAAGAAGGTTGGCGCGGTGCTCGATGACTGCGGCGCGAGCAGCGCGGCTGCGGCGGTCGCCTATGTCAACGGCTACAACCCTGACCTTCAGGCATCCGATGGCGTAGCTGCGAAGGCGCGTGCCACCGGCTTCGTGGAGAAGCAGGGCGTGAGCGACAACGGGTCCAGCCTCCCTGAGTTGATGAAGACCGTCCGCGAACTGGGCGGCAAGGCACGCCCAGCCGACACCTTCGCCGAGGCGGTGGAGGCGGCTAAGGCGGGCGCAGCCCTGATCGTCTGGGTGCAGGCACCAATCGGCTACCCGAAGCAGGCGCTCTCCAAGTGGCACCGCAACTGGGCGTCGTACTGGCAAAAGAAAGATCCTAAGGTGATCGCCGCAGGCTACGGGCATATGACCTCGGCATCCTACGACTCGGACGCGCAGACCCTACAGTTCGCCGACCCTACCTTTGACGAGAAGATCCCAAAGGAGCAGTTTGCCGTGCCGATCACGGAGGCTGACCTCAAGGCCATCGCATCGGGCAAGCCAGGCTCGCCCGCATCACACATCGTCATTGTGACGAAGAAGGAGAACCTATGAGCAAGTTCAGCGCATTCCTCGCAACGACCTCGGTAGACGAGGCGATCATTGACTTCCTCCGCACCGGCTTGAGCACGGCAATCGCCGTGAGCCTCGGCTTGGGCATCCCGCTGATGGACATCTCGGGCGGCGACTTCCGCACCGTGCTCAGCGCCGCGCTCGCCGCAGGGCTTCAGGTCTTGCAGACCTACCTAGATCCATCCAACGAGCGCTACGGTCTCAAGACAAAGCCTAAGAAGTAGTGCCAGACACTTGGCATAGGTAGGGCTGTATGTTGGTGATCGCGGCACAAGCCGCTCGTGGAAGGAGGCAATCACCGTGTCTAAACTCGCGGCTGCGCTTGAAGCAGTCTCAGCAACGAAGAAGGGGCCGCAGTGCGGGGTCTCTGCACTTCTCGCCCGTGTGGATCAAGAAGAGCGAAAGGCGCTGGTGGCAGCGCTTGCAGATCCGACACGCAACCGGCGCATCCTGTCCGAAGCGATCAGGAACGCCTACAAGGTAGAGATCGCTCAGGAGACGCTGGCTCGCCATATGCGCGGCCATTGTAAGTGCCCACGATGAGCGAGATTGACAAGGCGCTAGACGCGACGCAGGCATACGAGGAGTTGCGGGCGGCGCACAACCGTGCGCTGCGTGCGCTCTCTAAGCGCGACAACGATCAGGCTGAACTCGTGGATGCGGTCTACCGCGCCGCGAAGGATGCCGCACTCGGGATGAAGATCCCTTCGGTGCCGACCCCGAAAGCGTCTGGCAAGAAGGGCGTCGCAGAGACGCTCGTCATCAGTCTCGGCGACTGGCAACTGGGCAAGAACTCTGAGACCTACAACATTGAGGTGGCGAAGCAGCGCATTGACCTGCTCGCCCAGAAAGTCGCGCGGCTCATTGAGTTGCACGGCGTGCCGGTCAACGAGATCCAATGCGCGCTGCTCGGCGACTTCGTGGAGTCCGACGGCAACATCTTCCCAAGCCAAGCCTACGAGGTTGAGCAGGGCGGCCTGTATGTGCAGATCTTTGAGGGCGCATCTATGCTCGCGCAGTTCGTGCGCGCGATGGCTTCGCTCGCACCGAAGGTCACCGTTCGCGGTGCAATCGGCAATCACGGCAGGCTCGGACGCTTCGGCGATCACAGCAACGAGAGCAACGCTGACGCGATCCTGTACCGCGTGGCGAAGGATCTCGTGAAGGCAGAGAAGCGCATTGACTGGAAAGAATCGCTGACGATGGGCGGTCGGCACTGGTACGACACGCTGGATCTGCCAGGTGGCAAGACGGCGATGATCGTCCACGGCGATCAGTTCAGAGGCGGCGCATTCGGTCTGCCGTACTACGCCATCGCGAAGCGCGCGCAGGGCTGGAACCTGAGCGTGCAACCATTTGACTTCCTGCTCTACGGCCACTGGCACACGCCAGCGCGACTCGTCTTGAGCGACGGAGCACACACGGTCTGGGGCAACGCCAGCATTGAGTCGTCCAATCGCTATGCACAGGAGTGGCTCGCTGCATCTGGTACGCCAGCGCAGTGGGCGATCTTCTTCGGCAAGGACGGCCCGACGGCTGAGTATCTTGTGCGGCTTGATGGTCACGGTCGCAAAGCGCCGTGATCCGCAGACCTGCGATGTCTGCGAGGAGCCATCTGAAAGGGTCTACGCCTTCGGCGCGCTGATCCTCGGCATTGACCTTCGCACCGGCGATCAGATCGTCAACGAACACCGCATCTGTTCTGGCTGCCTTGAAGTCTTGGTTGACCTCGTGCTCCACGATCAGATCCCTCCCGAATGACTACGCCTCTGCCTTCGGGCAGGGGTCTAGGGCTGGAGGTGGCTGGGCGCGAGCCTCCCGCTGCCTGACCTCCTCCAGCCCGCCACACCCTATTTCGTGCGTGAAATGGGGTGTTGACGGTGGGGGTGGTACGGGTGTACGCTTACCCCACGAGGAGGGAAGACAGCCCTCCCGAAGTTCTAGGAGGTTCAAGATGAACACAGCAATCGGAACAGCAGTAGTCACACCAAACGGCGAGGCAGTCGTCGTCGCACACCTTCCGCACTCAGCCGCTGTCCGCGTTCAGTACGCAGACAAGCGCACGCAGCGCAAGTTCGCCGGCAAGGGCGATGTGCTTTACCCAGCAGACTTCACCGTCAAGGCGGTGCGCTGATGAGGACGATGATCCTGGACGCACTCGCACTCGTAGCATTCATCGCGTCAATGATTCTGCTCCTAGCAGTGGGGTCAATGCGATGAACGACAAACTGAATCTTGACGATCTGTTCGTCGTCATCGGACAGGATGACGAAGTGAACGCGAAGGTGAAGAAGGCACTCGTCGCAAAGATTGCAGACGAATGGGAAGGGCCTTACAAGCCCAAGCCCGCGAAGCGCCGGAAGGCGAAGAAGGAGGCAAAGTGAAACTCAACCGCAGAACCCAGCCGCTCGTCTACACGCGAGTGGCGATGAAGCCAAAGACCGAAGTGCAGCGCGACCGTGAGGAGCAGGATGCGCTCCTGCGCGATGCCGTGCTGCTCGCGTATGGCTTTGGCTTTCTGATCTTCCTGTTCTTGGTCATTCGCTAATGCCGGTTTACGAATACCGCTGCGGCGATTGCGGGGCGCGTGAGGAGCACACGCACTCAATCAAGGAGATCTACAACCCGAGGTGCGCCAAGTGTGGGCGCTGGATGCGGATGGTCTACACGCCCGCCGCATCGGTGTTCATCGGCGAGGGCTGGGCAAAGAAGGATCGCGCAAAGAAAGAGGGCAAGTGAGGCACGCATCGTTCTTTAGCGGCGTTGGCGGTCTTGACCTCGGCTTTGAGCGCGCTGGCATTGAGACGGTCAGCGTCAGCGAGATTGACCCATACGCCAACGCGGTGTTGGCAGAGCGATTCCCAGACGCTCCGAATCTGGGAAGCATCACGGAGGTGGACGCTAATGACATCCCAGAAGCAGACATCTGGTCAGGCGGGTTCCCCTGCCAAGACCTCAGCGTCGCTGGCAAGCGAGCTGGATTCGCAGGCAAGCGAAGTAGCCTTGCCTTCACCTTCCTCGACGCTGTGGAGCAGCGCCGACCTCGGTGGCTCGTGCTGGAGAACGTCCCTGGTCTCTTCAGTTCCAACAAGGGGGCTGACTTCGGACGGCTTCTCTATGAAATGGAACAACTCGGGTATGGCGTATCGTGGCGAACTCTGGACGCTCGCTACTTCGGAGTCGCCCAGCGACGCCGTAGAGTGTTCATTGTCGCAAGTCTTGAATCCGACCGCGCCGGCGAGGTTCTCCTTGAGTGCGAAGGCTGCGAGCGGCATCCTTCGCCGCGCTGGACGCAGAGGCAAGGTGCTGCCAGCGGCGTTAGAGACGGCTCTGGAATCGTTGGCGCACTCCCAGCAGGAGTCCACGGATTCCCAGATGGAGTCCAAGAGTTCCTTCAAGGACACTTCCGCGTCGTCGGAGAGGATGGCAGGACAATCGGTGCGTCGCCTAACGCCGACGGAGTGCGAGCGGCTGATGGGCTGGCCCGACGGCTGGACAATCAGCAAAGCGTGGCGCGCAAATCGTCGTTCGGACACTACGAAATGACTGAGCAGGCTGGGACCCTGAAATCGTCAGGCGGCGACA